CTAACACTTTAACCGCTATGCGGGTTTGGCATTCGTATGGTGGGTACTTTAACAACATATCCATTTATGGTCAAAAAGGATTTGCCAATACTGGTTTGCTAGTAAGCTCTGGCATAGATAACATTTACCAGCAAATTGAAATTAGCGGCAATGGCCCTGGAAGCGTAGGCCCAACGGTTGACTATTTAGGAAATGGTTTGGCAGCAGGACTTGGTTACTTAAATGACCCAGCAACAACAACTGTTTTTAGAAATTGCTATTTTCATTATTGCCGCTATGGAGCAAATTTAGATTACCAATTTAATTTTGAAAATTGTATTTTTGAGGCGTGCGATACTGGTGTCGTTACCTCTTCATTCATGATTTCTAATTTTAATGATTGCTATTTTGAAGCCAACAACACGTTAGATTGCGTTTTAGAATCAAGTGCCACGACAGACAGCGCAGTTATATTTGATGGTTGCTCTTTTGCTGGATATGCGAGGCAAACATTTTTCGGGCAAGGGTCTGGCGTTAATAAATTAACGCTTTTAAATTGCCGATTTAGCACAACTAATGTAGCTCCGTTACTTTTTAACACCTCACAGGTTGCTGTAACGTCTACTGGGGTTTTGTTAATTAACGGGTGTTCTTTTCCCGCAGCAATGCTTATTGGCGGGCTGTTGGGAACAAATTTTTACCCTAAAGTTTCGCAAACAGATAAAAATGTAATTTCGTATAGATTTGTTCAAAAAGCAGTTGCCGCTAATACTGCATATAGCCCAATGCCAACTGAGGCTGCAATTTCTGGCGGGTTGTACATAATGCCAACAACAGGAAAAGTTATTGGGGTTAATTCCTATTACACCAACACTATTTCTGCGGGCAATTTTTACTATTCAACAAAAGTGAATGGTTCTGCTCTTGCAGAATTATCATTTCCGACTGTGCCTGTACAAACAGCAAACCAAGTATTTTCTGGAACAGATATTTTAAAATATTCTGTTGCTGCTGGTAGTACGCTTTCAGTTGATCTAAACACTTCTGCTGGCTTTTCTCCAACAGGGTCAGATTTAGTTATTGAAGTGCTAGTGGCACACGGTAAAACTGCAATATAAATTAAAGGAAAAAATTATGGCACTTAAAAAATCACTTGTAATTTTTGGCGTTGGTTTTATTTCTAGTGTTGGCATTGTCGTTAAAACAGGCGAAACCACAATAACCACGCCACCGTTGTACATCAAAGTAGAGTCTGTGGCTGGTGACAAGGCAAACATCAAAGCTGCTGTCACTTTCAAAGACGAAACGACGGGCGAACATTTAATGCGCAAAGACTACAATTTTGCTCCAAGCATGGACAGCGGCAATTTTATTGCTCAGACATATGCTTACCTGAAAACCTTGCCAGAATTCGCTGGCGCAACCGATTGTTAAACCAAAGCCCAAGTGGATTCTTGGGTCATACTAGGAAAGCATCATGTTAGAAAAAGTTATCTCTGTTGATCTGATTGAAGTTGTTGAAAACGGCAATGTGCAAGTTCGCACCAAAACCGCCATCATGGAAGATGGCAAACAGATCAGTGGCAACTTCCACCGCCATGTCGTTGCCCCTGGCGATGACTACAGCAAGCAGGACGCCCGTGTGAAGGCCATCTGTGCTGCAACGCATACGGCGGCTGTGGTTGCGGCTTACAAGGCGGCACAAGCTGCACAAGGAGTTTGAGATGGCTAACGAACAATCCGCATTTTTTCCAAACGGCCCAACCGTTGTAGTGACCGCTAATTCAAGCGCTCCAACAGCCGTGCAGATTCTGCCGACTTTTACGGCAGTCACACCGCCCACCAACCAGTACCGAGTGGTCAACGTGGGGTCGGTAACCGCCTTCTTAGGTGTTGGTGCAACGGCGGCTATTGCGGTTACCAATGCCGCAGCAGTCACCACCACCGGCAACGGCATCCCTATTGTAGCTGGGGCCGTGGAAGTGTTCAACTTCCCGCCGACCTCATTCTTTACCGCAACAGCGGCATCGTCCACGACTCTTTACATCACTCCTGGACAAGGACTATAATGTTTGTACTGGCCCAATGACCAGGGAATCTTAGGATTCAAAAATGTCAGAAGTAGAGCAAGTAGCGGAATTAGCCCCCGCGCCGGAACTGGAAACCACGGCGGTTACTCCAGAACCTGTAGTTGAAACGCCGGAAGTAGCAGCTAAAACATTCTCGCAAGAGGAACTTGACGCCGCTATTGGTAAACGCCTCGCAAGAGAGCAGCGAAAGTGGGAACGAGAGCGACAGCCTGCGCCAGCAGTGGCAGTGGACTTACCTCCGCAAGATCAGTTTGAGTCGGTCGATGCTTACGCAGAAGCCAAGGCTTACAAACTGATTGAGCAGCGGGAACTCCAGAAACAGCAAGCTGAGATTCTTGATGGGTATCACGAACGTGAAGAAACGGCTAGGTCTAAATACAGCGACTTTGAACAAGTTGCCTACAACCCAAACCTGAAGATCACAACCGTGATGGCACAGACGATTCAATCGTCGGACATTGGGCCTGACTTGGTTTATCACCTTGGCTCAAATCCGAAAGAGGCAGATCGTATTTCTCGACTAGCGCCTATTTTGCAGGCTAAAGAGATTGGACGACTTGAGGCTAGGTTAGCCGAAAACCCCGTCCAAAAGCGCACTTCTGGTGCGCCTGAACCGATTTCACCAGTTACCGCCCGAGGGGTGGGTTCTGGGTCTTTTGACACAACTGACCCACGGTCTATTAAGACCATGAGTACCAGCCAGTGGATTGAGGCCGACAGAGCGCGGCAGATGAAAGCGTTGCAGGCGAAAAAGTTTTAATTTATTTTCTAAGGAAAAATCGTGGCTAACAGTATTCTTACCATTGACATGATTACTCGGAAGGCTCTTGAGATTCTTGAGAACAACCTGGTAATCACCCGCAACGTAAACCGACAGTACGATGACAGCTTTGCTGTTAGTGGTGCAAAAATCGGCTCTACCCTGCGTATCCGCCTGCCTGATCGCGCTCTGGTGACTGACGGTGCAGCCCTGCAAGTGCAGGACGATGCCGAGCAAAGCACCACGCTGACGGTTTCTACCCAAAAGCACATTGGTGTGAACTTCACCACCGCTGAGTTAACTTTGTCGTTGGACGACTTTGCAGAGCGGGTTCTCAAGCCCCGTATCTCTCAGTTGGCCTCCAGCATTGACGCTGACGTTGCTAATGCCTACAAAGCCATTTTCAACACGGTTGGCACTCCTGGAACTTCTCCCGCTACCGCTTTGGTTCTGTTGCAAGCGCAGCAGAAACTCAACGAATCGGCTGCTGGTATGGCTCCTCGCTACGCTACCGTCAACCCTGCTGCAAACGCTGGCTTGGTCAACGGCCTGTCTGGTTTCTTTAATCCCACCGACACCATCAGCAAGCAGTTTAAGAACGGCATGATGGGTACTGGCGTGTTGGGCTTTGACGAAATCAACATGAGCCAATCCATCAAGGTTCACACCACTGGCTCCCGTGCCGGTACGATTTTGGTTAACGGTGCTGTCAGCACCCAAGGCCAATCGACCATTAGCATCGACGGCCTTACTGGTGCAACTGACACAGTGACTGTTGGTGATGTGTTTACGATTGCAAACGTGTTTGCAGTTAACCCACAGACCCGTGAGTCAACTGGTTCGCTACAGCAATTTGTTGTGACTGCCGCACAAACTGGTGTTAGCAATGCTTTGGCAAACATGGCAATCAGCCCACCAATCTACACCAGCACAAGCGCCTTGGCTACCGTTAACAGCTTCCCCGCTGATAACGCTGCCGTGACCTTTGTTGGTACAGCATCTACTGCCTATCCGCAAAACATGATCTACCACAAGGACGCAATCGCATTTGCTACGGCAGATTTGGTCTTGCCAACCGGGGTAGATATGGCTGCTCGTGCGGTGCATAACGGTATTAGTTTGCGTATCATTCGTGATTACGACATCAACAACGACCGTATGCCTTGCCGTATTGACGTACTCTACGGTTTCAGCACTATTCGTCCCCAGATGGCTTGCCGTCTGTGGGGTTGATTTAACTCATTTGAAAGGAAATTATCATGGCTCTTCCTAATGGTGCAGGCGGTCAACAACTTGGTGACGGCAACCTACTTGAAGCAGTAATGGGGGTTCAAACCATCCCAGCTACTTTGACCGGCGACACAACTTTGACTGCGGATCAAGTGGCAGTTGGTTTGGTTGTTTGCAAAAAAGCCTCGGATGCTACGTTGACTGTGACACTGCCTACCGCAGCGTTGCTTGACGCAGCTATCACAAGCGCAAAAGTTGGTTCGTCTTTCGATCTAACTATTTGCAACGACAACAACAGCGGTGCTTCTTCTACTGTTCCGGTCACAACCGGCACAGGTATCACGGTCTTTGGTTCGGTAACTGTGGGCCGTCATGGCGCGCACACCTACCGTTTCGTAAAAACTGGCGATGCTGCTTACTCGGCCTTTTTGAAGTAAGCTAGATGGCAGTCATTTACTTACGTCACCCCGTGCATGGGACAAAAGTTGCGTGTATGGAAGCAGAAGCCGTTTATGATGAAAAGAACGGCTGGGTGAGGTTTGATGTAGATGCGGTAGACGAGCCTGTCACGGTGAACGAAATGAAACGTCCCCGTGGCAGGCCACCCCGAGTTGAGGTTGTTGACGTAGGAGCATAGGTATGACCACATCTGCTGGCGACCAGATAAACGGGGCGTTGCGCCTGATTGGGATGTTGGCAGAGGCTGAAACGCCTTCAGCCGCTACGTCTGCTGACGCACTGTCGGCAATGAATCAGATGATCGACTCATGGAACACTGAGCGTTTGTCGGTGTTCACAACGCAAGACCAAGTGTTCACTTGGCCTGTAAATCAAGCTACACGCACGTTAGGCCCAACAGGTAACTTTGTCGGCAACCGGCCTGTCTTGGTTGACGATGCTACTTACTATAAAGATACCTCAAACGGTACTTCGTATGGCATTAAAATAATCAACGAGCAGCAGTACAACGGCATTGCTGTCAAGAACACGACCAGCACCTACCCGCAAGTGCTGTATGTCAACATGGGCTACCCCGACATTACGATGACGGTATACCCTGTGCCAACTTCACCGCTGGAATGGCACATCATATCGGTGGAAGAATTGATGCAGCCAGCAGTGCTTGCGACTACGCTGTCGTTCCCACCAGGCTACCTACGGGCCTTCAGGTTCAACCTAGCCTGTGAGATTGCCGCTGAGTTTGGCGTCGAGCCAAGCCCCCAAGTCTCGCGCATTGCCATGACCTCCAAGCGCAACATCAAGCGCATCAACAACCCTGACGATGTGATGGCAATGCCCTACGGCATTGTTGCCAATCGTCAACGCTACAACATCTACGCTGGCAATATGTAGTCACTTGTTATCATAAACACTATGTTTTCCAGCAATAAATCCTTTGGTTCCTTTTACCGCACGCAAC